GACTGAGGCTCTCTCACTCCGCAACAATTCTCGCTCGATCCTTAATGAGCAACTGATCACGCAGTAAGACTTCACAAGCAGATAACATCAGAGAACCATGACAGCAACAAAGAATTTAGCATTGAAGAAAGCCAGCAAGCCACCTAAGGCAAAGCTTGCTGAGGTGAGTTGGTCAAAGCCTAAAATGATCTTGCTCGATAACATTGAGTTCGATCAACAGTATCAGAGCCGATCAGACATTCCATCGACAGCCGAGTATGAGGAGCTGCTCACTGCAAATAATGGTTGGCCTTTCTCCGAGCCAGTCAAGCTTGCACTGATCAAAGATAAAGCCTATGTGATCGCAGGCTTTACTCGCTGTGCAGCGGCTCTTAAGGCAGGCCGGACTGAGGTGCTTGCGATTCAAGCTCCAATGACAAGAGACAAGGCTCTAGAGCTTTCTCTTGGAGAGAATGACGGACACGGATTCCGAAGGACCAATGCAGATAAGGCCAAAGCTGTTAGGACTGCTCTTGGCAAGTGGCCTCACAAGTCTGCTAACTCGATAGCGAAGATCTGCAAGGTAAGCCACACTTACGTTTCCAATGTGGTCGCAAAGCTCAAAGAGAAAGAGCTTGAGCCACATGAGCTTGAGCCTGCTCCTGAGCAAGTGCTGCTTGAGCCACCCAAGCCAAAGGAACCCAAGCCTAAAGAGCCTGAGGTCGATCCATTTGATCAGATTCCTGACTATGTTGAGCACGAGACTGAGTTGCCAACTGACACGCCTCCACCGATTGTGGGCTCGCCTCCTCCTGGCTCAGTGAATCTGACAGCAGGCATGAGACAAAAGGCCAAGGCAATTGTCGGTCAGCTTGTGAGGGCTCTTGATGAGTTGAACAAGGGCGAGCAGTGCAAAGAAGCTCTCCAGCACATATTGAAGGAAATAGGATGAGCGACAAGCCTATCTCAGACAGATTTCTACTGATTGCCTTTGAGCATTTTACAAAGGTTGGAGCAAAGAGAGTCGCTCCGCAAGTCATGTTCAGGGCTGTGATTAAGCTTCCCTGTGGTCAGCTTGGTGTGAGGCTTTACGACTCAAGAGAAAAGCTGAACGATGACATTGCTGACGGTCTCAATGTTGTGAATGTTGGTTACTACGAACTAAAGGGAGTTGGTTAAGTGAGTCTATCATTACCTCCATTGCTCGGGTATCAGTCTAACACCGTTGATCGAATCAATGAGATCCGCAACAGTGGAGTCGGTCGATCTATATTGGCTGTTGCTCCTCCTGGTGCTGGTAAGTCACGCACGATGATGGAGTTGGCCGATCAGGAGTTTCAGAAAGGCAATCGATCACTAATCAAAGTCCACCGCCGAATGCTTTTAGAGCAGATGATTAAGGGCTTCGTTGAGGCTGGCTACGAGATCGGCGTGATTGCTCCAGACTATAAAGAGGGCGAGCCAATTCCAGGGCTCGATACTGAGGTAATCAATGATCTTGATGCGCCAATTCTGATTGGGTCAACTCAGACTCTATTCGCAAGAACAGTAAGGAGATCTAGATTTGAATTCCCCAAAGTCAGTCTCGTAGTTAACGATGAAGCTCACCAACAAACTGGCAAGCAAGAAAGGGCTCTTGCATACGGAGCGTTCACTGAAAACGGGTTCATTCAGGAGGGCTATCTAGCAAAGGGAGCAACGCTGGTAGGGTTCACGGCCACGCCTTTGATGAATCAACGGATTTATACTGACCTGATTCAGATGGTCAACTACTCAGAGCTTCGCAAGCAAGGCATGCACTTACCGATACAACTGTTTGGCCCTGATGAGATAGATACCTCAGGGCTGAAAGTCAACTCAGAGGGAGAATTCAAAGAGCAGGATCTAGAGCCAAGAGTGCAGGCGATCTTTGGCAGTGTCCACGATGAGTATCTGAGGCTCAATCCTAACAAGTTGCCTTCGATTCTATTTGCTCCAAGTGTTCAGTGCTCTAAGTGGTTCTGTTATCAACTATCAGCAAGAGGAATACCATGCGGACATATCGATGGTGAGTCTATCTTGATGAGCGATGGCAATAGGGTAACGCCATACGCATCAACGAAGGAGAACCGAAAGCTGCTGCTGGAAAAAAGCAAGTCAGGCGAAATAAAAATTCTATGTAATCGCTTTGTGTTGCGCGAGGCTATAGACATGCCGTGGCTATATCATGCGATCTTTGCAACGGTGATGGGCTCGACGACGACAGCCTTGCAGAGTGTTGGAAGATTGCAGCGGTTCTTCCCTGGTTATGCAGTCAAGATACTGCAAGATCACGGTGGGTTCGCATGGAGGCACGGATCACCAAACTCTGATCGTTATTGGCAACTCGGCAATACCAATTCAAGCTACGCCAAAGAGCGAATTGAGAAGATTATCAAAGGTGAAATACCTGAGGGCATGCGATGTCCAAAGTGTTCCATGTGGAGGACTGGCGGACCTGTTTGCCCGAATGAGTCTTGCAGGCATGCATCGAGTCAATCAGTCAGAGCAGTCCGCCAAGTCAACGGTAAGCTCAAGCATATCAAGGGCTCAGTGTTCACTGCTGAGAACATGGTCGAGAGAGCAAAGAAGCTTTGGAAGTATTGGCTATGGAGAGGCGGCAAAGCAGGGATGACCGTAGGTGGGATCGTTGCTGCTTGTGGTGACGATGCCAGGAAGAAAGGCATTAAGGTTGATTTCAACTCAGTGCCGTGGAAGCCACCGGCTTCTGACTCGATGGAATGGCACAGGCTGGCGCGTGACCATTGGCCGTGGCTTAAGAGCAACAAAAAGAAAGTTGAACAAAATGAGAAAGCTACTGAGCAGACTACTCAACAGCCTGCTGAATCTCTGTTCCAAGATGGCTGATAAATGTGGACTGTATTTACCTACTCAGGAGCCCGATACGTGCCCGCTTTGCTTCGGGTCAAAGCTTATGCCTTGTGGAGAGGTTTGGATTACTTGCCCTAGATGCTACGGCACAGGAAAGATTGAAATTGAGCGCAACGAAGACAAGCAGAGTAAGGCTATCAGTTCCGAAGTGGTTGGCAGCAAAGACGTTCCGAGTTGAATACTCGCCCAACTGTGCAAGCCCCTGGATGGTCAGGTTGGTCGGCTATGGTCAAGGCTACATTGACGGTCGGCCTTATGCTCCGATGGGTCTCTGCAATGAGGAGCCAACCCAAGATGCATTGGGATTCGGTCACTCATTTGCGGCTGCTGCCAACAATGCTCTCAAGCACTGGGGCAACCAAAAGAGGCTGGCTGAGGAGCGAATAGCCAATCCAAAGTACAAAGCTGTTCAGGATGCTCTCTCAAAGAAAGCAGCTCAGTTGAATGGCAAGAAAGTCAGGATAGCTCACCCATGAAGTCAACTTGTGTTGTTTGCGGAAATGAGTTTGTTCCTGTCAATGGTTCTGCTACATGCGGAAGCGAATGCAGGTTAGAGCGAAAGCGACGGTACGCTAGGTTGGTTTCTGCTGAGAATCATCGCAGGAATAAGGCTGTTAGGATGCAACAAAAGTTAGTCAGGATCTCGAAACAAGAAAGTACTTCAAATGGAAATGCGTAACTACAAAGAGTTTATTGATTCGAAACGCCGCATAGTTCCGGACACTGGAATCAGGATTGACGGCGATCTCAATGATTCAGCGTTTGAGTGGCAACGCCGGATTATGCGATGGAGTTTGAAACGAGGTCGATCTGCAATTTTTGCCGGATGTGGACTAGGTAAGACTCTAATGCAGTTGGTTTGGGCTGAGAATGTGTTCAAGAGCACTCAATGTCCAGTTGTGATTCATACTCCAGTTGGTGTTCGCCAGCAAACTAAGCGTGAAGCAGAGAAGTTCAATATTGATTGTCGAGTTGAGATTGTTGATGATCCATCACAGGTTATTGCAGGGATCAATCTAGTCAATTATGAGAAGATTCACAAGTTCGATGGAGTCGAGTGGAGTGGTGTCGTGCTCGATGAAAGTTCAGTTTTGAAAGGTCTCAACGGTAAGACTGTTGAGATGCTCAATGCTCGATATAGAGACTTAAGATTCAAGCTCGCGTGCACAGCTACGCCCGCGCCAAACGATCACATGGAGCTTGGTAATCACGCTGAGTTCCTGGGTGTATGCGATGCGGTCGACATGCTCAATCGGTATTTCTATCACGACTCGGGCGATACTTCACGATGGGTGTTGATGGGGCATGCCAAGAAAGAATTCTGGCAGTGGGTTAGTCAGTGGGCAGTTTGTGTATCAAAGCCAAGTGATATTGGCGGCGATGATGCTGGTTATGAATTACCTCCATTGAGAGTTCAGAGGCATATCGTTCAAGCTGAGGAAACTCAGTCGGTTCCAGGTTTTCTGTTCAACGTGAGTGGAATTTCTGCGACTACATTGCATGAAGAGAAGCGGATGACGAACATCGCTCGATGCGAGAAAGCTGCCGCGATAGCCAACGCAATCGATGGTCCTGTGATCTGCTGGTGTGATACTAACTATGAATCAGATGAGTTGATGAAGCGGATAAATGGAGCGGTTGAAGTTCGCGGAAGCATGAAAGAATCCGAGAAGGAAAAATACCTTCATGGATTTTCAAGAGGCGATTATCGCGTCATGGTCAGCAAGAGTTCCATTGCTGGTTTTGGAATGAACTGGCAGCATTGCCGTACGCAGGTGTTTGCAGGTCTGTCTTATTCGTTCGAGCAGTATTATCAGGCGGTTCGAAGGTCATGGAGATTCGGCCAGACGATGCCAGTCGATGTTCACATTGTTTTGGCTGATACAGAATCGGCGATTGAGTCAGCGATTGCCAGAAAAGAGACGGATTTCGATGCAATGAAATCTGGAATGGCCGAAGCATTGAGCGAGTACACGCTTGAGACGTTCGGACTAAGAGAAGGCAAGACTGTTTACAAGTCGCATGAGAATTTTAAGTTACCATTATTCATTGGAGGTTAGTTATGTCGGTTGAAGTGATTCAAAGTAAATCTGGCGACAACTGGATGCTTTACAACGGGGATTGTTGCGAGGTAATTGCTGGATTGCCAGATGATTCGATTGATTTCACAGTGTATTCCCCGCCTTTTACGTCTCTGTTTGTTTATTCTGACAGTGAACGTGACATGGGGAACTGTGATTCGGATGAGCATTTCTTCGAGCACTATGCTTTCTTGGTGAATCACATTTATCGAGTGACGAAGCCGGGTCGGTTGGTCAGTGTTCACTGCATGAATCTACCGTCTACTATCACGAACGATGGCTATATCGGCATTCGTGATTTCCGTGGAGACATTATCCGTTGCCATCAAAAGGCAGGATTCATCTACCATAGTGAAGTGTGCATCTGGAAAGATCCTGTTACAGCGATGCAGCGAACGAAAGCACTCGGACTGCTTCATAAGCAAGTAGTCAAAGACTCCTCAATGAGTCGGCAGGGTATTCCCGATTACGTTTGTACGTTTCGCAAACCTGGAAAGAATCAAGATCCGATCCAAGGTGAATTCGATCACTTCGCTGGTGAAGACTTTACGCAGACTGGCAATCTATCAATCGATATTTGGCAGCGATATGCATCTCCGGTTTGGATGGACATCAACCAGGGCAATACACTCAACGTTCGAGCAGCCAGAGATGGAGATGATACTCGCCACTTGGCCCCATTGCAGCTAGACGTTATCCATCGTTGCTTGCAGCTATGGAGCAAGACTGGTGATGTTGTGCTCAGTCCGTTTGCTGGTGTTGGTTCAGAGGGTTATGAATCGATCAAGCTAGGTCGCAAGTTCGTAGGAATCGAATTGAAGGATAGCTACTTCAAGCAAGCATGCAAGAATCTGAACGCTGCTGAGGAGTCGACTAAGAAAGCGAAGTTGTTTTAGAGACCGAATTACCCTTGAGATTGGCTAATGTGTTCTGAGACGGGTGAGTTTGTTCAGTTGGAGTTGTTTTGATGACTTGCATAATTGAGGGAGTGAGTAGCAACGGCAGAAAGATTGTCGTCACTGCTACTGATAAAGACGTAGCTCGCTGGATCGTGAATCTCGATATCGAGCCTGCTGAGTTCTACCATGGAAACATTACAGGCAACTGCTTTGAGGCCTCTCTGATCTTGTTGATGCATATCACACGGCATGAGGAGTTTGAGCGTGATCAGGTTCGGTTGTGTCATGGCATTGCTGATATGCTCGCTGGTGCTTTGGGCCGTGGTGCTCATGCTTGGGTTGAGTTTCTGGAGCGTGGTCAGTGGTGGGTGATTGATGCAACGGTTGTTGGTAGGCCGATTAGAGTTGCTACTCAAAAGCAGTTCTACAAAGGCAATAAGATCAAGGCTGATTGTGTCGATTACTATTCTCCATTAGATATAGTGAGGCTCGCTGATCTTCATGGCGAAAAGCTTCACTGTGGACCCTGGAGAGAGCCAAGAGACACGGAGCATGACGAGGTGTTTACATGCGAGTTCGTTCTATGATCGAAGATCTTCAAGGATGGAATGATTTTAGGTTTATTGCCTCAGTCTCAAGCTGCTGGTGGTGTGGCCTAAGGTTCAAGCCTCCAGGGTGGTTTGCTCCCTGGTTGATTGAGAGAGCCCACATAGTCAGCTCACCTCGCAGAAAGGATCGAAGGGTTGCTGCTCTGCTATGCTCAAGGTGTCACAAGGTCTCTCATGGTGAGAGGATCTTGATTCCTGGCAGCGTGGTGCTCAAGCCAAGTGTTGAGCACTTGCTTTGGCTCAAGAGAGTCAATGATCCTGAGTTCTATGATCGAGACTACATGGCTCGCAACTGTCTAGGCTTGCTGCCTGCTGAGGTGGAGCCGCCTGAGGACAGATCTTGGGTGATTCCAGCTCATCGCTGGGGAGAGTGGTTAAAGAGATTTGCGACGGTGCAGTTCTCAGAGATTCAACAACTTAGAGAGGCCGCCACTGAGTTCGGCGGGTATTCAAAATGACAATTCGAAAAGAGATTGCTGAGGCAATTGTTAAGTATTGCAAAAGCGGCTTTAGTGCAAACGAAGCTGCTGCGATGTTCAATGTCTCAGTTCCTACTGTTTACCAACTCTGCAATGATGCTGGCGTTGTGTTTCAGAATAAGCGGGTCCGAGACCGGCAAGAGATTGCCAAATGGGTCAAGGCGAACAAAGCCACTTCCAAGCAGGCGATGGAGCACTTCAAGTGCTCTTTGCCAACGCTCAAGAAAGCATGCGACGAGAACAGTGTAGCTCTCAAGGTTGTCAAGACTCCTCCGGCAGTTGGAGCAATGAGAGTTTTGGCTGAGCTTCTCGGAACTGAGAAGACTACGGCAGAGGTTGCTGAATCACTTGGGATCTCTCGGCAGTATGTTGATCAGGTCAAGGTCTCAGCAGTTGAGGCTCGAATACTTGGGCCACGATCTCTGTTCACAGTGAAGCGGAAGAATGCCAACAAAGCTTGAACAAAGAAAGCTTGACGCTTGGGCTGAGCAATGCTCGATGCATTCAACAGGCTATCGTGATCAGTGCAACTGTGGGATCGAATACTACGACTCTCATGGTGGTTGGGATTGGTCAGAGGGCGAGCTTGAGGCCTTGCAAGCGAGTGAGACTGCAAAGGACATTGGTGGTGTCAGTAGAATTATGTTTGAGGGCAGGAAGTATGTTTATGCCTGTGAATGCTGGCACAAAAGAGCCCTCGGGATTATCGGATTCATTGAGTCTCACGCCTCGATCATTGCTTGCTACTTGGAGTCCGAGAGAAAGGCCTCAATTGCAGCTCTTTCTGAGAGGCTTGAAAGGTTAGAATCTTGGAGCATTAAAGACCCTGAGAGCGTTCAAATTGAGCTACTAAGCAGTGAGAAGCTGCGGGAGATTGACCTGGAGTGAGACCGCAAAGATTTAAGCGATCGAAGTACAACGCAACGGCTACCTATGCAGTAGAGGAGCTGGATGGGAGACTATTTCTGGTTGCCGAGAAAGATGCTACTGAGCAGCAAAAGCGCCGCGGCATTCGCTTTCACTCATGGGCTGAAGCTGATCGGTACACGCTGTTGAGAGCTGAGCAAATAGCAGGGTTGATAACTGACCTGGAGTTGCAACCGCCTTTCGAGTGCCGGGTCAATTCAGTGCTTGTGACTACCTACAATGCCGACTTTCGTTACAAGAGAGCTGGCAAGGTGGTTGTCGAGGACGTTAAGGGAATGGAAACGGACGTTTACGAACTGAAGAAAAAACTAGTTGAGGCGATTTACAATGTCTACGTCAAAGAGATCAAGCCAAGAGCGAAGCCAAGGGTCAAGAAAGCCAAGCCTAAAGTATCGGATTAAGATCGTTTGGTTCTACCTTTGCTCATGGGTCAAGCTTGCATGGTGGGGCTCGCGGTTTTGGGTTGAGGATCAACTGCTCAAGCTCTCTCCAGAGGCTCGCAGACTCAAGCAAGTTGAGGCTGATTTCAAGAGTCTGGTTGAAGGCAATACAACCATTCATGAGATCATGGTCAAGAATGGTTTGCTCACAATCAATGCTACTTCCAATGCGTTTCATTTCCTGAGCCTGCTGATCGTCGAGTACATGGAATCACTGGGGGCCAAGAATTTCGTTGAGCATGATTGCGAGCTTCGCTTGTGGTCAGGTCCAGTTGGGCTGAGGATCACAGTGCAAAAGGCTGAAGGCAAAAGCCCTGCAACGCTCAAGGATGAGGCTGAGAAGCGAGCCAAAGCTTTGGAGGCTCAGATAGCCATGATTCACAAGCTGTTCGCAGAGGCTCAATCCTACAGCCAGGGAGAGCTATTGAGCGAGATTGCATTGGTGGTTGACTGGGCAAGGCCAGTGGAGACTTCTCCAAAGTACGATCCGAGCGTCATTGTTACCTTTCCAGACAAGTCTGAAGCTGCCAGGAAGATCATTAATGCAATCTCTGAGGAGCACAGGCAATCAATGATTGAAGCTGAAAGGCAAAAGTTCAATGAGGAGCTAGAAAGGCAAGAGCCAAAAGGCAAGTTTCAGCTCTCCGATGATCTCCCTGGCAGCTTCTAGCGCTTGCAACGTTGCAACTTTCCACCCGTTGTAGCTAGGTGCGATAGTCATGAATTACAAGAACAAATACGAGGCAGCAGCGGACTTCGATGCAGGGGTCAAGAAAGGTCTATTTCTAGAGTCT